AAATCTTTAAATTTTCTAGCCATTTTCTTGCGATCTATCTATAAGAGCGTAACTAATATTACCCTGTATTTTATTACTGCCTGTGGCTGCTGTTACGGTTACTGCATCCCCTGGTTCTAAATTCAACCCCTGTGGTGTAGCGTTTACTTGAGATTTAGCAGGTACTTCATCTCTAAAAAATTCATACTCAGTATTTGAATTAGAAGAATCAACTATGTTCATGTTGACTACAATACCTGAAGAGGCATCATTATTTACAACGTAAACACTTTTTATTATTATTGTTCCATCTACGGGGCAAGTAAGATTTGTAGTTTTATCTGTGCTTGCTTGTTTGAAGCCTTGATTTTTGTATTGAATTGTCATGATAAAAAATAATTAAATGCTTCTTGTTCGTTTTTCAAGTCGTTTTGAAAAGAAAAATTTAGTTGATTCAAAAGTGTTTCTAAAGATGCAACCATTTGTTTTTGATAGTCTACTTGATATTCTTCTTTTGGTTCTGGTATTCGAACAGTTATTTTTGCCATTATCTTCTCCCATCTGGTTGAAAATCAAATCTAAATAATCCCAGTCTCCAACTTTCATCGACTGCACTGTTAGATATTTTTAAAGCTGCTAATCTTGCTCTAGCTCTTGTATCAATCTTATCTGTTGAACTGGTAATGGTAAAAGGTCCAAGTGGTGAAGAAGTTGCAGTATCTGCAGGAAAGTCTCTTAGCTGTATGGTTACTACTGCATTACCTTGCAAATCTTTAAAGTCAGGAATAATTCTTCTAATTTTTATAAAGAATTCTCCATCACCATCTTGATCCAAATCAAAATCACCAGATTCAATAAATGCTGCTATAGCTGTTTTATTACCACTCGCATCAACTTCATTAACACCAGTTTCATGTTCGTAGTATATAGATCTACCTTGTGAAGATGATATTCCACTTACAGTAGGAAAGCTTGGTGCAGTGTTTTGTTCAAATTTAGTTGCATAAGGTTTTTCAAAAACTACTTGATCCAAATAAGAATTTCTTGCTAAAGTTCCTGTAACCCAGGTGCCATCTAAATAATTATAAGTGACCATTCTATTTACAAATTGACTTGAGTGGTCAGGATAAAACCAAATTATTTCGTTGTACAAACTATTATGTGAAGCATAAACTTGTTGACCTGAAGCTTGATTTATACCAGGATTACCTCCTGTTGTTTTAAATACAAAATCTTCAACAGGACATGGCATTCTTTTTACTGATCCATCATACATAAAAAAACCACCTTCATCTGATAACCAAAAAACAGTAGCGTCTACAAACACCATTGAGTTTTGTCCTATAATTCCACAGTTTGCTCCTACTTGTCTAACTGAAAAAGTAAAAGGTGGACCAACAAATTGCATAACATATGCCGAAGTATCAGTGCCAACAAAAGTAAAATCTTTACCTTGTACTGCACCACGTATTTCGCTTCCAGAATCTAATTGGAAAGTACCCGCTGTGTTTACAGATGTTGGTTGATAATCACTTATATTTTCTTGATCACAAAATCTTATAAACATTTTGTCTTGTGTGGCTGCGTTACCAACAGTTGTTTCTGTGCCTAAATGAAATAAATGTCTATCTCTATCTGATACTATTGTCATTATAGATTTAGTGGGATTAGAGGGTATTGGTATTGCTCTTGTTTGTAAAGCAACAGAAGTTATAGCTAGAGGGTTCCATTGAAAAGATCTTCCGTTACGAATTGTTGCAACTAATATTTGTCCATAGTTGTCTAAAGACCATAGTCCCGGATCAAGTGAAGTGTTTGATGATGTTCTAGTAGTACCCCAGGTTCCTATATTCCATGTACCAGCTCCCCATCCATAACCAAGAGTTTGATTTAAAGGACCTATCTCAATATAAGGTAGAGGATCTAAAGTTCCATCATTTGTAACACCCGATCCACTTTCTACAGCGGACATTTGAATTGTAAATGTTGTTGCACTTGGCACAGTTTTAATTTCAAACACTACATCATCGAAGCTTGCAGCATTAAAACCTGTATTTGCTCCAAAAGAACCAGCGTTCTCGAACGTTATAAGATCTTCAGGATCTAAGTTATGAGTAGCTGTAGTTGTAATTGTAACAATGTTTGATCCATTAGAGGTGGTAATGTCAGCACCTGTCTGTTGTCTGTCAGGATCAATAGGGGTTATGTCATAAAAATCTTCTGAATAATAAACATAAAGACATCTGTTTGTTCCTATTACTGCAAACTGATGACCATCTAAATCAACAAAAGAGTGTTGAGCTCGCCCTACACCGATTAAGGTTTTAGAATTTGTTTGTAACCATCCTCCTATTTTTTCTGGTTGGCCATATCTAAAACGAACATTATCACCATCTACCCAGTTGTTTTCATTTTGAGTATCTGTAAGTTGTTTATTGAATCCAGGTCTAAAAGGTATTTTTGTTAAAGCCATGTGCGTATTTTACAATATTTGAATGGCTAAGTATAGATACAGAAAATTAAAATATATTTAAGTTTACCTGAGAATCTTCATTACCAAAAACTCCACTAGGCAACAAATTAAAAGCCAAGGAGTACCTATCTTTTGTTGATGTGTTTTCTAAAACTTTATGCCTTAACCTACTAGAAAAAATAATAAGTGTATTTTTTTTAGGTGTGATAGTCCAAGTCCAAGAATTAAAAATATTATATTCAGAAGGCCTCATACTAAAACCATCTTTAAAATCATTAAAAAATTGTATCTGAAAACTAGGATCAAAATCTGGATAATAAATACCACTAAGCCAGTTATTAGAATGAGAATGATCATCTGAACTACCTGATGGTAAAGTTTTAGTTAACCAAGAGCGTGTTATCTGAAAATTACAATCATATTTATATACATTATCTATTACGTCTTTTACTGAATCTTTAATTTCTTTTTGTAAAAGGAGGTATGAATCTAAAATGTTCTTGTTATTAGATTGATAAGAATAAGTATTGTTTGGTGTTGGAATGTATTCTTCTTTTGTAAAATTTTTTAAAGGATTATTGTAAATATTTAATTGATAAACAAATATGTTGTTTGCAACTACTGGTATATTAGATATTAATTTCATTTAAATATTATAAAAGAATGCATTTAAAGTTAATCTGCCATTATGAATATCAGATCCAAAGTTAAGCACAGATTTATGTGGAGTAGATGAATCAAAAATTACAGCTGTATTTTTTACATACTTTGTATCGTTAATAACCTTATACTCTTGTTTTGTAACTTCGTTAAAAATTTGTGTGCCTGAATCATAATTAGTATTGTTTAAATAAATAATGCAAGTATACACACCACTATCAGTGTGCACCCAATCTTTTTCTTGATCATCTGCTAATCTTAAGTGTAGGTATAAACCTATATTAAGTTGTTTAATATTTACGCCAGGAAAATTTTTTCTAAACTCACTCAAAAATAAAAAACCTAAAAAAGGATGATTATCAAATATTTCTAAACTTCTAAAACCTGGCCATGAATCTTTTACATTATTTATGTTGTTAAATTCCTCTTGTGTATACAAAGGAATATCTTTTAAATAATTATGAAATCTATCTAAATCTTGAAAGAAGTTATTTGCTACCTGCAACATTATAGATAGTCTTTTACTGATGAAGGCAAACCTAAATGCGGTCTTCCATCATATAAATTTGTTTTTCCAAATTTTGAATTTGGATCATTGTAGTGCAAAAAAACTTGTCCACAATCTTTACCATTAAAAGCATCTCTCCAATGCTCTAAATCAAACCCTCTGTAAACAAGCATGTCTCCTGGCTCAAGTAATATTTCAGTACCTTTGTTTTCTTTTGAGTGATAAATTTTATTTTCATCGTGATAACCTGCTGCAGGATTTTGATCTATATATATTGGCCAAGGATCTCCACCTAAATTTAATGTTGTTGAGATTTCACAACTTTCTCTATCTTTATGTCTTCTAAGAATGTCTCCATTTTTATATATTCTTGCGTATGCATAGGTAGGTATTAAATCATATCCAGTTGTTTCTTTCATCTTATCTATGCATTGTAATAATAAAGTTTCCATAGCTATATCTCCATATACCGAATACGTATTTGGAACTTGATCATCTGAAAATATCCCATATTGTGTTTCAAACGGAGGTATAAGATTGTTATTAATAAGTGTCTTTGCTACTTGTCTTTTCATTAAAAGATATTGATATGCAAAGTCAGCTACCTCTTGTGAAATAGTTTTTTTCATAACAACAAAACCTGTTTTTTTAAAAGTAGTAGGACTCGACATTAAAAACCTCATTTAAATTTTTGACCCAATGTCCAACAAACTAATGAATATCGAGTGCCTTTTGTAACTGGTTTGACTTGATGCCAAACAAAAGAAGGAAAAATTATTATAGAACCTTGTCCTTTTATTTCTTCACAAGTCACTATATTAGATCCATCTTCTTTATTACGAAAATCAAGTTGTACACCACCACCTTCATAATCTTTAGAATCAGTTAAAGATACTATACAAGACAACTTTCTAATTTTGCCTACAAAATTTTTTGGTTCTTTTTCGTTATAGGCTTTGTCCCAACTATCGCAATGCCATCCATAAAATTGATTTAATTTATATTTAGTGAATTGTATGCTCTCACACCAATCCCACTCAAAATTCCAACCAGAATTTTTATTTGCTGTATGTATATAAGGTGTTATTAAATTGTATAACCATGTATCTTCAAGCCAAGTAATGTTGGAGTCTCTTTGTTTTTTTAAATCTTTTTCTTGTTCTTCTGTAAGTTTGTTTTCGAGTAAACCGCCAATAACTCCCATATGTTCTTTTTTAGTATTTGCATGTTTAATAATTTTATCACAAGTAATTTTTGGGATTGCTCCTTTGAAATACCAATAGTAATTTTCTAAGTTCATTATGGTATAACTACAACCCTATGGATGTTACTTCAACCCTATATTTAGCAACACTCTAGATTGCACATCAGTAGCTGTAAAACCATGATGTTTATATTCATTAGGAAATAGAATCGCTTGATTTTCTATGGACGGATAAGATTTGTTATTTATTACAGTGCCACCATTACAGGTAGTAAAATTAAAAATACAAATTGTTATATCTTCTTCTGGATTGTTTTCTTCTTTAATATAATAATCATGGTGACTTTCATGAAAAACTTTTTCTTTTTGGTTCGGATATAGATTTAACTTCATTCTTAAAGTTTTATTGAATCCATATTTTTCACAAAGTTTTAAAGGTATAATGTCAAAATCTTTAAGAAATACACTATTGTTATCATTAGTTGGTGTGTGTAAAACATGTGTAAACATATATTTATCAATGTCTTCAACACCTTTTTCTAATGAAGTATGTTTTTGAAAATACCAAGCAAACGTATTTAAATTTAAAACTTCTTGAAGCTTTTTTAATTCGTCTTTTTGTAAAAGGTTATTTACTATTTCAACTTTGCCTATTGAGGCCATTGATTATTTGCTTGAAAACCGTACTGAGCTTGTAATGTCCACACACCAGATGCTTCTCCAACAACTGCAGCTTCTCTTACTACAACTCTTCCAGATCCACCTGATCCATTGGGTTGACCAAAACCATTATTAGAACCACCGCCACCACCTGAATTAGCAGTACCGTCTTGGCCGTTTCCGTTTCCGCCTCCTCCAGTTCCTCCTGTACCAGTTCCAGCTCCGTTTTGTTGACCACTTCCGCCACCACCATACGTAGTATCACTTGGTGATGAACTTGGACTAGCTGTATCGAATGCCTTACCATTACCACCGGGGTTACCAGGTCCTCCGTTAGCGTTAGCTCCTCCGCCTCCGCCTCCACTAAAAGTACCCATACCTGTGTTAGGTCCACCAGCGTTTGCAAAACCAGATCCTCCTGCAGGTGAAGGTTGACTTCCTGGAGATCCATTATTTGTAGCTCTGCCTGCTCCTCCGCCACCTGATCCACCAGTGGTACCTGAGTCTCCTCCAACATCTGTATAAGTTCCACCACGTCCGCCACCTAAACCATTTAAACCGTCAAATGTAGATGAACTTCCTGCTTGTGCAGCTTGATCGATTCCGTTCGCTCCAGATCCACCTCCACCTACAGTAACTGATACTGGTGAGCTTGGAATTGCGTAACCTGGCATGAATAAAATACCTCCTGCTCCACCACCCCCTGCGTGTTGTGCATGTGCTCCGCCTCCACCACCAATGATTAATACGTCAGCTTGTGATGCTCCACCTGGATTAAAAGTTCCAGGACTAGTAAATTGTGTAACACTTTCTGATGCTGCTCTTTGAACAGTCACAGTTGCTCCAATAACTCCACCATTATTATTTGTTTGATACGAAAAAGGCATTATATTACTTCCTCCCAAGAAAGTGTTGTTGAATTCCAATTATATTTTACATCATTTGTTGTATCTTTTGCAACCCATCTTTGATTAACTTCATCCCAATGCAGTTCTTTATTAATTAATTCATTTTCAGGAGGTATTGTTATAGGTGCCTCCCAAGCACAAGATACATCGTTTAATACCCATGAATCAAAAGGTTTTGGTTTAAGAAAAGCATCTTTAGCTTCATCATAGGTAGAATCAATAGCAGCATAATTTTTTCTTAAAACTTTAGATTGATCTCCTTCAGTTCCATCTTGATTATAGTATTTTCCACCATCTGTATTATAAGATGTTTGAATCCATCTATCAGGAGAGATATCTCCGTAAATAGAATTTTGATGAGCAATACCTAAAGATTCTTGTTCAACTCCGTTTTCATCTAGTAAATATTGATTATCTACTGCGTCTACTCTTACAACTATGTTTGAGGCGTTAACTCTAGCAAAATGTGCCATGCTAATTACCTCCTATTATGATAGTTCTTCGTAGTTGATTGTAATTGTTAAATCACTATTAGCACTTGCGCCAGCTTCAATGTTGTCTCCTTCTTCAAGATATAACGCAGTGTTTTTATCAACTACTACTAATGTTGAATCAGCAGGGACAGCTATTGTAGATGCAATTTTAATTGGTGATCCACCACTTTTTGTAATAGCTACTGTTGCATCCGCAGAATTAGAGCCATCTATGTTTGCTACGATTATACTATTAACTTTAAAAACTTTGCCTGAAGAACCAGCGTTAGCTAGTATCTCAGTAGTTGTAGTTGTGTTTAACGTTGCCTGCTTGGACTTAGCAGTTATTGTAGAAACGTTAACTAAATTTGGTGCACTCATAATTTTTTATCTCCTATAGTTGTAATTTTAGCTGAAAATTAATGAATAAGCAATAGCCTTACCGTTTAAATTTGAAAAACTTAAATTTGATGACCCATCTGTTATAATCGCATCACCACTATTACCATCTGCAGTAGGAACTCTGAATTGATTAATAGTGTTAAATAAAGCATTTATATCAACTACATTAGTTCCATCTGAATAACACATTCTTGAACCCTTATCTGTTGTTGAAAAAGTAAAACCAGTTCCACTCACTGTTTTAAATTGTACAGTAAAAGATCCAGACGTTCCGTTAATTATTGTGTAAGTTTTTTCAATACTATTAGGTATAGTTACTATTTGATTTCCTGTAATTGTACCTGTAAATTTTATAACAGCATTTCTTGCATTAGATATAGTTGCATCAGTCATAGCAAGAGCAGTAGTTTGTGCACCTCCAGCTATTGAGACTTCTTGATATCCTGCAATTGCTTGTTGAACTAAATTTAAATTTGAATTTGTTTTATCGCCCCATGTACCGGAATTTTCTCCGGTTGCCATTAGCTCTATACCTAGATCTGAAAATGTTGATGCCATAATTCTGTATTATATCCTTTTTATGCTGCCCTATCAACCGTAGTCCATGTATTAGAAACTCCAGTGTCTATTTCAGCCCATGCAGTTACGTTAACACTTCCCTGTGATGCAGTAATTGGAATTCCTGTTAGTGTTATATTAGCAGTACCAGTTGTAATAACTGAACCTACGGATGTAGACATTTGTACACCTGTAACTTCAGCTACAGTTACTGGGTCTACTATTCCAAGTGAACTTGTTAATTGAATACCCGATAATACAACATTGGCATTTCCAGTAGGAGTTTCATCTCCCATTGACATTGTTAGTTCTTGACCAGTAACTTCAACAGTATGATCTGTAAATGCA